CGAAGAATGCTCGGATATACTATTTGTCTTGAATTCTCTAGAGGGAGCACTGGAGACTCCTAAGGAGATAGTTGGAAGTCTGCAATAAAAACCTTAGCTTTTTGCATCAAGCATAGCTATTAAGATAGCAAGAAAAGAAAGAAAATGAATATCTATACTTTATCGCACTGTAAATACTGTAAGTGGCTTTTGACAGAATTAGATCAAAGAGGCATCCTATATAAAAATATCGACGCTGATGTTAATGGTGAATTAGCGGATAGGGTTGAAAGTTTAGTTGATACTAATGCCTATCCTATTGTCCATATACCTAAAGGGACTTTGAATTTATATTTTGCTTCTGAGATCGGACCTAATAAGATTACTAACTCTTCTTATAAGATCTCTACTTATACCTCTATACCACATCTTATTGAACTGATAAAACAACACTCATGAAAAATAAAAACCTGATCACTACAAAGATCGAAAAGATAGATAATGCTCTATCAAACCTAGCCTCTTTCACCTCTAGTGGAACACCTTCACATCAACTAAAGGATTATATCTTCGAGATTAAAGAAAAGTTACAAGATATCCAGACTTTGATAAATACTGAGGCAGAGGGTTGGAATTAAGGTAATTAGTTCGTATATTAGTAGAAATAAACCGTTTAATATATGACATTATCAGCAGAACAGATTCAAAGTAACTACGATTGCTTCATATCCAATATCGAGATTCATATAAGCTCGCCTCGTAAGGAGAAGTTACTAGCTTATTATAAATCTATAGAAGAACATCTAATCTTAGCTCCAGCAGCTATTAGGGAAAGTAATCATAATTGCATGCCAGGGGGGTATGTAGATCACGTCAATAGAGTTGTAAGAGCGGCTTTAGATATGCATACTTTATGGTCGAGATACGGAGATTCAACTACTACGTATTCTATAGAAGAATTAGTATTCGCAGCAATTAATCACGACTTAGGTAAATTAGGTCTAGGAGAGAAACCTGGATCTATCCCTAATGATAACGACTGGCAGATAAAGAATCAAGGGGCGTTATATAAGATTAATCACGAATTAACCTTCTCCACTATTCCAGATAGATCTCTATTTATTCTTCAGAGTATTGGATTACAGTTAACCGAAAATGAATATTTAGCAATAAAGCTTCATGATGGACTATACGATGAAGCTAATAAATCGTATTTAATCTCCTTCCAACCAGAATCTAGATTAAGAACTACACTGCCGATTATATTACATCAGGCAGATATGTTAGCTTCTAGGGTAGAGTGGGAGAGAGTATGGCTACCGAAACTATCTGCACCGGCAGCAAAACCGAAACAGAAATCATTCACAACCGCAGCGGCAAAAGAACAAGCTATGACTAAGATAGGTAAAGCTAATCCAAGTTTGCTTGCAGCACTTAAAAATATATAATAGTATGGTAGCGACAATTTTAAACATAGCACTATGGGTATTTAGTATTACCGGTTATGTAATTTATAACTTATATAAGAAGAATGTTAAACTCGAAGAGATGGTAACGGAGAGAGATAATAGATTAGCTTCCGTAAGCGATATAGTAGCGGAGTCTAATAAGATGTTAAAAGAATTAGATACGCTAGGTGCATTTAAGAGTGACGACGAGATTGGATTTTTCTTTCAAGCAGTTAAGCAGATTCAGGAAACCTTAAACCAATATACTACCAAGTAGTACTTATGATAACCACTCAGGGAATACTCGAAACAGAAGCAGAGGTCTTACTAACAAGAGAAGGGAAAGTACGTAAAAGGAAACCTAAACAGTCTAATATATACTTTACGCAAGAGACAGAAGATGCTATTATTAAGTATCTAGCTACAGAGGATACAGTAGAGAGGAATAGGATATTTGAGCAACATATCAACTATGCGCTACATAAGTTAGCAGAAAATATAATACATACTTTTAAGTTTTATTATACGGAAGTACAGACTATCGATGAATTAAAGCACGAAGTAGTTTGCGTACTACTCGAGAAGTTAAAACATTACGACCAGACTAAAGGTAAAGCATACTCGTATTTCGGCACTATCGTAAAGAGGTACTTGATCGTATATAATAATAATAACTATAAGAAGCTGAAGAATAAGGCGCATGTCGATGAAGTAGATACAGACAAGACGATTACAGGTGAATTAGTGAAGAATAAAGAGGTAGATTTAGAAGAGGTAGACTTTATCGACGCTTTCGTAGCGCATATCAATAATAAGCTATACGATTATTACCCTAAAGAGAAAGAAGCGAGAGTAGCAGATGCGATACTAGAATTATTTAGGAAGAGAGAGAACTTAGATATATTATCTAAAAAAGCTTTATATATCTACATTAGAGAGATTACAGACGCGCCTACGCCTATTATAACTAAAGTAGTTAAAAAGCTGAAAGGCGTACACAAGAAGATGTATAGCAAGTACTTAGAGCTAGGGTACGATACTAAAATTTCATAGGAAAGTCCTATTTATATGTAAAGAGATATTATGGATTTTGATAAGGAGATATTTAAAGGGAAGTCGTTTGCTTCATTACTGGAAGATATCTATAAGAATAGCAAGAGTAAGGAAAAGCAAATTAGAGACTTAATATTACAGCTAAAGGATATGATCAGCGAACCAGGCGACGCTGTTATGATGGTACCGTTACTACAAGGTTACATGGAAGTTGCAGTTAAGAACGACGAAGCGTTAATTAAAATGGCTTCTATCGTACAAAAAGCTATGAACGTATCTAAAACTGCAGAAGGCGACACAGAGTTATTATCTGAAAGAGATAAAGAGCTTCTTTTCGCTGAAATTAAAAACCTAGACGACTCACAGAATAAACTTATAGCTTAATGTCTATCCAGGTAGGAGTTAATAATAATTACTACGGAGGTACTCCCTCCCGAGCTGCTTCTACGAGTACAGTACTTGTTAGGGTAGATAAGGTAATATTAGGTCCTACTGATAGTAACGGACAACCTGATGCAGACTTTAATGCTAATGGAAAATGGGCTAGTATAGGATCAATACTCTATACCCCTATTTCAGATATACCTCAAACAGATAAGAAAGCAGGGACAGCAGCTAAGCCTTATAACGCTGCTTTAAAACAGTTTCCAGTAATCGGAGAAATAGTCCAATTAGTACCCGGCCCTTCACCTAGACTAAACGATAGTATAACAGAAAGAGACCTATACTATCTACCACCATATAACCTATGGAATAATACACATCACAACTCTTTCCCTAACTTAATAACATACTCAAACTCAACGGTAACATCTAAAGTCGCTTATACAGACGTAACTAACGGAATCACGAAAGGAACTCCGCCGACGAACCCTAAAAACTTTAAACTCGGTAATACATTCACCGAGCAATCTGATATTAGGAATTTACAACCGTTTGAAGGAGATACTATAATAGAAGGAAGATGGGGGCAGACGATTAGGTTCGGAAGTACAGTAAAAGGTAGCTCTACTAAAAATCCGTGGAGTAGTGGAGATAGTAGGAGTGGAGCACCTATCATGATAATACGCAACGGTCAAGGCGCACAAGGACCAGAGCCTGCTTGGGTGAATACAGTAGAAGATATAAATACAGACGGAGCATCTATATACTTATGTGCAGGTCAAGCAATTTATATCCAAGACTTAAGCTCGTTTAAATTAGATTCCTTCTCAGAAGGAGCTAAGACGACAGAAGGTCAAACACAGGAATTAAGAAAAACACCTAGCACTACCGATACTATATCAGCACAAAAACAATCACAATATCAACTAACTCAAGCTACTAGAAATAACAAGTAATGGCATCAACACCGTACATACCTAATTTCCCATATCTCGGCAACCAAGTCTTGATATCATCAGGTAGAGTTACGTTACATTCAAAAGATGACAGTGTAATGTTTTTCGGTAAGAAAGCTATAGCATTATCTAGCTTAGGAAGTATTAATTTCGATGTAACGGATAGGGTTATAATTAACTCACCTAAGATTGAATTAGGACTAGGTGCAGAAAAGTTAGGGGAACCGCTCGTATTAGGTAACACTAATAAGTTAATAATGGAGAGGTTATTAGATGCACTAACAGTGCTAGGAGATGCTTTAAGTCAACTTAATGAGACTGAATTGGAAGTAGCGGTACCTGAAATAGTAAATACTGCAACAAGACTCGCTCAAGTAGCGAGATCTGTAAGGGCGGATCTAGTCACAACTTTATCTAACGTAACTTACAGCATATAATGGCATATACATACCAATTTACAAAATCCGGATTTAATACAACGATAACAGTCTATAAAGACGGTACTACTATCTATTCAAAAAGCTCTTCAACAGCAAGTAAAGATCAAATACTCAGCGAAGCTAAAATAGCATTAAGAGATAATTACCCCGGATCAGGCAGTATGACTGAGACTTTACCACCTAATGCATCAGTAACCGCCACTACTCCAACACCTCCACCACCAACTCCAACACCATCTACTGCACCACCGCCTCCTCCTCCTAAAGTCACTAAACCCGCAGGGAAAGGATTCGAAGCACTAATAACGACCATATCTAAAGGATTAGCTACTCTAGAAAATGGAATGGATAATATCTACTACGGAGATAAATTAAAGAAATCAGGAGTTAAGATCCCGGGTACAACAGGTAAGCAGAATGGAATCCTTCCGATTGCAGTAGCAGTATCTAAGATAGATCTATGCCATATAATATCTTTTCTACTTAAAAACACGCAAATATCGGATATAACAGGACAAGATACTGCAGTAGCTAAGCAGATAAAGGATCTCCAAGCTAAAGCTAGACAACTAGCATCCGATATACAATCAGGTCAGATCTCATCAAGATCAATTAAAAATAAACAAGAAGCTAGAGCACTACATACAAAGCTAACTACATTATCGGCAAACATAACAGATGAGACTGTAGCCGCTTCGCCGCAACTAGCAGCTGCTAAAAATAATATAGATGATACAGCCGGGAGTATAGCTCCGTACATCGGTGAGACCGCAACAGGCTCTTTAGCAACAGGTACACCTGCTACACCCCGTACAGGCAGTATAACTACGACTACAGGATCACAATCCGGATTCAATGCAACTGGTGCATTTAACTCGATGGTAGCAGCTCAAGGCAATTTCCAAGACCTAAATTCGATACCTAATGCAGAAGTCCAGAAGATATTAGGAAAGATTAGAGGTGTGCAGTCGATAGTAAGTTCGATAGGTGATATGCAAACACCGCAGCAGTTCTTAGATATCGTTAATAATGTAACTAAAGTAAATCTATCTAATCAAATCGCACAATTAGAGAAGCTAATAAATCCAGCACAACTACTACCAGCTTTCAGGCAAATAGCAAACGTACTTAAGAGCGTAAATCAAATAGCTTTAAAAGTACTCAAGTTTATAAAAATGTTACAGGTAGTGAATAAAGTAGTACAGGTAATTATATTAGTTATGAATATTATATCTAAAATACTATTACTCATACCTATACCGAATATGTTTACTGCCACAAATGTCAATCAGTCGCTAGCTGCAGCATTTCAAAAAGTAGATTCATTCTTACAAAAAATTAAAAAAATAGTATCTGAGATAGCAGCATTAATTAACTTAGTATATAGATTTATTAGTAGCCTCACTTCTAAAATAGATCAACTACTATACTTAGTTAATATAATAATCTCAAAGCTAGAGCGCTGTAATGCAAGAAATGATTCTGCAACACTATCACCAATCCTTGCAGAGCTACAATCCGGTGTATCCGCTGTAACGAGCGTAAAGGTTCGATTAGAGACTGTAGCAGGTGCATATATAAAAGCAGAAGCAGATAAATCAGGATTACAGAAAACGTTTAACGGGTACACTATGAGGATAGTAGAGGAAGAGTTAGTAGATGAAGGGAAGACGTATAGAAGAAGGAAGGCTATTGCTGTAGATGCGAGGGGAGTTTTAGTAGCAGAAACAGAATTAACATTCGCAACAGATATACCGCTACTATACGAAGAGTTACAGTTACTATTAAAGAATAAAGGACTAGTATCAGATACAGGTGCAGTAGGAGAGGTAGGGACGCTAGTAGATGATATAACAGAAGATACGCCTAGTACAGGAGATATTTATAGTTCTACAGGATTGACGAGTGAAGAAGATTTAAAAGAGGTAGCGGCGGAAGTACAAGAGGAGTTAAGTAATTTTATAGCAGGATTGAAGAAGGGAGGTAAGAAGTTTAAGAAGACAATAAGACAGAAGCTATCTCAATTCGCTACTCAATCAGCACAGGACTTAAAGCAGAGTGCTAAAGCAGGTACATTTAAAGGAGCTCAAGAATCTAAAAGTACTTTCGCCGGAAACATGGTAGGTAAGATGAAAACTTCTACAGGAACAGAAGCTAAAGATAATAAAGCAGATCCAGCACCAGTTAAACTACCGTTAGCAGAGAGAGAGAAATGGGAAAGAATAGCTCGTAATGAAGTATTTAATCCAGTAACAAGAGCTGTAACAGTATTTATATATCCACCAGCACTAAGAAAAAAAGCTATCGAGATAATAGCTAAGGATGACAAAGCGTATGCTGACGGAGAGTAATAAGAGCTCTAAAAAACTCACTAAATTCTTAATTTAAAAATATTTATAAGTATGAGTCAACTAGCTGCATTTAGAAAGCTTATCAGAGAAGAAGTAAGGCAAGTGTTACGTGAGGAGCTGAAAAGCTTCTTAACAGAAATACGTAAACCAGCCAGTACAAGTACCAGTTATACAAGTACCTTACACGAAAGCATTAAGAAAGAAGTACCTAAGCAAAGACCTAGAACTGCTCCCGTAGTAAGTTCAGATCCATTACAACAATTATTAGCGGAGACAGCTTTCGGAATGGATCAATCAGAGTACAAGACAATGTTAAGTGCAGGGTCTGATATGGCACAAGGATTCCCTCAAATGTTTCAACAGGAAAATTACGAAGAAACCCGGCCGCCGCAAGTAGTAGAGACTGTCTCAGAGATGTTAGCTAATACACGGCCTGCTACTGATATAAACTTCGTTGAAATAGATACAGTACCAGATTTTTCAAACCTAATGAAAGCTTTAAAAGATAAAGGGCAAATATAATGGCATACCAAGCGATAAATATAAACCCCTTAGATTTAAAACCTAGCACT